GTTGCTGCCAACAGAGTTGGAATCATCAGTACGCCGAACCAACCGACATAGAGGCGGTTATTGGTAGAAGTTACCCACTCGCAGAAAGATTCCCACGATGAGGTTGATTGTTGTCTTGAAAGAGTTGAAGCCATTGAATTGAAAAGGGTTAGATATAAGTGCAGGGAAACACTAGTAAGATATTCCTGTCTCACCCTCAGAGGCAGGTATGAAAGACTGTTGTTTAGACACGCTGTTTAGTCTTGGTAAGGCGTGTAAAGAAGCGTTAAGAAATATGTTGATTCCTTAACTTGCTGACTTATTTAGTATAGCAGCAAGGGGCAGATCCGTCAACCCCTAAAAGATGAGCATTTATGCCCATACGAATTTGTCGTGGTAATCCCAAGCATAAACCTCACGATTACCTTTGATTCCCCATCCTAACCAGTAGTAAGCAGGAACCATATACTGGGAGATGGTTTGACCATGACCCTCAAACTCAGGCAAGACACGTTGGAAGATTGGTTCATTAATCATCCAGCGAACCTGACCTTCGAGTGAAGATGGATCACATGAGAATTTTCCACAAAAAGTTCCAAGACCTTTGTAGCGACCGATACTAGTCCATTGAATCAAACCATATCCACCACGTAAACAGTTCTGATAGGAGACACGAGCGCCACCTTCACAGATGTTTGGGATGAACTTACTCTCTTGCTTGATGTTGCCCATCAGTGTAGCAAGAGCATTCTTATCAGTGATCTTAGTATTCTCCTGAAGTTCTTTTAGAACATACTGCTCTTCAGTAGAGCATTCAGGGCACTGCCATGAAGGGTCTGGTTCTACTACTACTACCTCAGCAACTCCATCAGGAAGAGGTGGTGCCTCTGGAAGCGTCATCAGAAATGGCGCTGACACAGCAGCAGTTAGTGCTAACGTTGGAAGAATCATTTTTCTCATGTGAACCTCACTATAATAGCATATAAAAAAAGGGGTGTCAACTGGATTGTGCCAGTTACCCCTTTGTCTAAGCGACGACGATATGCTTTTATTTAGTCTTTTTTGAGTTTGATAATGATTCGATCATTTTCATAATCTGCCTTAAACTCTAAAGGTTTTTCTGGGTCCCAACATAGTTCTTCGTAAAGAGCATTGAGTGTTTCCATATCTTGATAGAGATCAGTAGGCATTTATTGTACTCAAAAATGTATTTAGATTATCCAATATTAGGCAGATGGTATTGGTTGTAACATTCCACCATCACCCCCACCACCATTATCATCATCTGACTTTTTTATAATCAACAGCATAAAATTTGCTATCATAAATCCGACTACTAGTGCTAGGAAGTTAGGTGTATCCATTACCAAATACCTGGAATGACTTGTCCTGTGAGTGCATATGCACCGAGTGCTGCGACGACTCCAAGCATTGCTGCCCAACCGTTGATGCGTTCTGCGTTTTCGTTCATGAGTTTTCTCCTAGTGTAAGATAAAATTTGGTTTGGTCTGATGGTGAGTTCTCGTAGATGGAACTATCACCATACTCTTTGTGGTCTTTGTATCCAACCATACGACCTTTCGTATTTTGGATCGCTCCCATCATAGCAATGATAAGGAAGATTGCAGGTGGTCCAATGATAAGAGCACCTCCAATCACATAATAAGTCAATAGTTCAATCATTAGAATCCGAACGCTCCAAAGAAAAATACGCTGCCACTGAAAGCATAAGAGACAACAGCAGCAACAAATCCAACCATAGCAGTCCTTCCATTCAATTTCTCAGCTCGCTCGGCATATGACTCATAACCGTAACGTTCTGCATCGGTTTGTGAGATATACATTCTAGGTTCAGTAGCCCACATGTTTGTGCGTCCACCGTCTTCAGTTGTAACAGTCATGATACGTTTCGTAATGAATCTTTACATAGTATATAGCAAATGTAAAGGTTTGTCAAGCGTTTTGAAATATTAAGATTTGGAATGCCATAAAAAAGGACCGCTAATGGGTCCTTGGTTTGGTCTAACATGCACGCCACTTGCTCTTAGGTAAAGCAAGAAACCTTTTGTCCTATGTGCGACTGTCATCCAGTCAAAAAACCATCTAGTTTAGAGTCTATTGGCAAAGACTAGGAGAATGTAATCACATCCTGTCCACCAATCACTCCAATTCCTAAGTCAACAGGTTGTGCTGCTTGAGGAAAATACTCGGAGTCATACATTTCCATCACACGATCAATACCATCCAACTTAAATGAGAGGTTATGCTCTTTGGGAAGTTGGCGTTCGATTGCTTTCACACCTTGATAGTGACGCCAGATTTCCATTTGGAGACCAGGGTCAACATCGTTTTCCATAGCGTCTTTGACGCATTCTTCGAGTGCTTTGATTGCTTTTTGATAAGATGTCATAGTTTTACTGAGTCACGAACATAGCATGGGACACCTGCAGGATCTAACCATTTGGTGTATTCAAAGTCTTCCATGGCAAGACTGATTTGCATACCATTGTCACAGAGATACATGTCTTTGTAACGTTTGGTCCACTCATCAAATTTCTGAATTCGGTAGTCAGGGAACCCGTTGTCGAGTTCCCCAACAGAGACATACCGATATGGTGAGCGTTCAAGAAGAACTTGAGGCAGAGTTTTCACTGGATTCATAATAAAATAGGTCTTGTTCAAGTTTGGTAAGGAGGATATCATAATCCTCGTCTACATCACCATAGAAATTAACACCTTTCTCCTCATAGAATTTCACAACTTCATTATAAAGAATAGGATACTCGATGTCAAGTGTCACTTGCCTGTCAATGGCTTCCGAAAGGATGTCGAGACAGGAAGAAAACTTCTGTGCTGTAGTCATACTTTTACTAGCAATGGACCATATGCCCCTTAGGGCAACGGGTCAGGCAGGGATCGAACCTGCGACCAACGCATTAGAAGTGCGATGCTCTATCCGCTGAGCTACTGACCCAGTGGTAGTCTCTTCGGAGTCTTGTAAGATTGCAGCAGATTCATGCAAATGATCGATGAATAAATCCATCAATACATCTTCTATACAATCAGTCTCGTAGAACTCTGTGTTCATTGGAACTCCTTTTGACTACTCTGTAATTATAGCAGACGACTCAGCGAGCGTCAACCATCCTCTGTGCCAGTTTTGAAATAGTCTTTTCGCATGTACCTACCCAAGATGTTTGAGTTGTAAAACGCTGGTGTGCCATCGTCAAATGCCTCCGTAAGTACATTATTGAGAAATAATTGTCGGGTCTCTTCAAAGTTTGTGAGTCCCTTGGTTTTATGTAGGCTGATTATATCCCGCTTATAGGCAAGATTCCCGAACCGCTTGCGTTCTTCAGTAAGTTCAGCACTGCTTCCGTAGTAACGTTTCCAGTCACTTTCAGATTTAACTCTCCTACCTCCAGTTCTAGGCTTTCGTAACTGCTGAAAGTATTTTCTGCCGATGTATCTTTTCCCAGTGAGACTATTTGTAATACAATAGACAAACCCATAATGATCGTCAATGTCCTTAGATAGAAAAGGTTGTCCATCATAAATCCAGGGGTTTTCATACTCAATTTCATTTTCATTAGTCGGTTTCTCCGTCGTCATCGTATGTGTGTACTCGTCTCACATTCTCACTATCTAGGTAGGATTCTGTGTCGGAGTAAACTTCTGCCTTGAGGTAAGTAAGAGCAACTTCAAGGTCATGTATCAAGACTTTTAAATTATTCCTATTCATACTCGATATTCTTGTAGGACTTTTAGAACTTCATTATATGCGTGGTGAGCACCATCATACCACTGACCTGTTTTACCTTTATCATCCTCCATTGCATACAACTCTGACTTCAGTTTATAAAGACGAGCCTCCATATCAATCTTCAACATTTGTGACCTAGGCATTAAATTTTCTCTTGTAGTGCTGTCCAATCTTTATCAAACTGTTCTAGACCTTTATCGGTAAGAATATGTTTGTAGAGTTGATAGAACATGGGTAGTGGGATTGTACAAATATCAGCACCTACTCTAAAGGCATCTGATACTTGAATAGGGTCTCTAATAGATGCTGCAAGGATTTCAGTTTTGACCTGATGAGTTGCAAATACATCTGCAATCTGTTCAATCAAATAGATTCCATTCCAATGTTGGTCATAGACTCTACCAACAAAAGGTGAGACATATGACGCTCCTGCTTTAGACGCTAAGATTGCCTGCGCTGTACTGAAGACGAGTGTGACGTTTACTTGTATATCATCATTTGCAAGTTCTCTACATGCTTTCAGTCCTTCGACTGTGCATGGAACTTTGATAGTAATGTTTGGTCCGATCTCCAGGTACTCCTGTGCCATATCAAGCATCTCTTCAGCAGTATCCCCAACTACTTCAGCAGATACTGAAGCATTCCATGGAAAGATTGCCGAGATTTCTTTGATAATGTGCTTAGGATCCTCTCCTGCTTTCAACATGAGACTGGGGTTTGTCGTAACTCCATCTATTAATCCAGTCTCGAATGCAGAAGCAATTAACTCTGGGTCGGAACAGTCCAGAAAAAGTTTCATGACTCTCCTTATAGGTTGTCAGTATTTATTATAGCAAAAAAGCACCCCTAGAGGTGCTTTGTGTTCATTTTAAAATAATGAAATCAACTTTGTGAAGCAAACTTCTTCTCAACTTTGATACCACGATACATTAGATTGTGATTACGTTGAGCAGTTTGCTCTGAAAGAACCTTTGCTTTGTAGCTCTCTGCGTCATACTTGACGCCACGATAAGTGATCTGTGTCATTTTTAACTCCTGAAAGTGAGGTGGTTAGACCCCGTTCCTTCAGTCGTGTGCGTCCCAGGGGTAACAATCAGGGGTTGATTCCTTCATGACCTCAATCAATTCCACCTTATATTCGGCAGGAATATTCTCATTTGTTTTCATCCGAAGCATAATTGCATCAGCTTGAGCACATGTGAGCGATGAATAGAACAATAATTCAATCATGGGATGAACGCTCCGTTCCGCGACTTACTTGCGTCCCCGAAGGGATGAACGTAAGATGTGATGAATCCATCACAATACTATTTATAGCATAAAACATTTTATTTGGTAGTTCAATTGGATACATTTTTGTTTTTGTTTAAGTATCTGTCACTTTCTATGTCAGTGATAAGGGTCATACCACTATCAACAAAGTCCTGACCTTTGTCAACACTATGCCTAGTGTTACGTTCTTCTTGCTGTCGCTGTTTTCTCTTTTCGTTATCCCACATAACTTCGGCAAGAGGATTCCCTTCTTGTCCTGCCTCGGTTAACATTTGATCATAAAGAGAATCCTGCGAAGGTGTTTTCTGTGATGTCTTGTTTGATTCCGCCGATGACATAGCTTTCAATCTCCGTTTCTTGAGGTGCATTTTGTTGACCTTTACTATTTAACCAGTGCTCGGTCCAAGGCAAAGGATTATTTTTAGCAGGGATATCGAATATAGGTTTGATTCCAATTGCTTTCATTCTACGATTAGCAATCCACTCCACATAGTTATGAAGAAGACGCTCATTCAAACCAATCATAGAACCATTCTTGAACAGATACTCTGCCCACATCTTCTCTTCATCTACAGCACGCTGGAACATACTCATTACCCAAGATTGTTCCTCTTTAGCAATGACTTGCATCTCAGGATCGTCACCTTCTTTCCACTTATTCATGATATTCTGAGTGAGCACAAGGTGTTGCGACTCATCACGAGCAATTAAAGAAAGGATTTTTGCACTACCTTCCATGAGTTTGTTCTCACCGAAGGCAAATGAACATGCAAAGGATGTATAGAAACGAATACCCTCTAGGATATTCACGTTAGCAACTGCACGATAAAGTTTACGCTTCAGTTCACGACGATCAAACTGTCCTGAATAGTGACCCTCCTTGGCAAGTTCCCACATGGTTCCATTATCATACTCATGAGCATGACTAATAAACTCATCATAGGATTGTGTTACAGAGGAAGCACGATCCAGAATCTTTTCATCATCTAAGATGGTATCAAAGACCTCTGTAGGGTCAGAGTATACGTTCTTAATGATGTAAGTATAGGAGCGACTATGAATCATCTCCATGAACTCCCATACGGTCATTGCTGACTCAAGTTCGGGTAGTGAACAATAAGGGATAAAAGCCATCCCAGGACCACGCCCTTGTACAGAATCCAGCATGATCTGGTATTTAAGATTACTAGTGAAGATATGCTTCTGCTCTTCCGATAAAGTCTGGTAATCTGCACGGTCTTTCTGTAGTGATACTTCTTCTGGTCTCCAAAAATAACCCAGTTGTTGCTGAGTTAGTTTGTCAAACACAGGATATTTGAAGGAGTCATATCTCTGAACTCCTAATGGTTGACCAAAGAACATAGGTTGTTTCTTTGTGTCTACTTTGTTCTTGTTAAATACGGTCATTCCTTGTAGTTCAGATTTTGCAGGACTCACAGTCTTCTTCCTCGGATTGTAGTATGTCGTCGATTAGTGCGTCAACATTTTGTGATGATTGTTCATCATCACCATCTTTTTTATTGTCGTATGTGTTCTGATAGTAAGAAGTCTTCCAACCATACTTATAGGTGGTAAGAAGATCGTTTGCCATAACAGAAACAGGTACTTCATTATCAGGGTAGTTCTCTGGATTATAACTCCAGTTGCCAGAAATTGCCTGGTCAAAGAACTTTTGAATTACAGCAGTAACTTTGATGTAACCATCGTTATTAGGCATATCCCAAAGAAGGGTGTAAGAGTTTTTAAGCGTTGTATAAGATGGGACAATTTGCTTAAGGGGTCCTTTCTTTGACTTTTTAATGGACAAGTATGCTCTAGGAGGCTCGATTCCATTGGTTGCGTTTGACACAACGGAGCTACTCTCTGAAGGCATCTGTGCGGACAGTGTTGAGTTCCTAAGTCCGTATTTTTGAATTCGCTCTCTAAGATACTCCCAATCACACTGAAGCTCATTTGGCACAATCTCATCAACTTCGTTCTTATATGTATCAATTGGTAAAATTCCATCTGCATACTTTGTCCTACCAAAGTAACCGCAAGGACCTTTCTCCATCGCAAGACGATTAGAAGCGTTCAAGAGAGCGTATTGAAAACGTTCAGTCAATTTATGAACTAGATCGTGTGCCTTAGTACTTTCATAACTTGCACCATTCTTAGCAAGGTAGTGTGCCAGACCAATATATCCAACCCCCAGAGAACGGCGGTTAATAGTGCTCTGCTTTGCTGCCTCAACTGGATACTCCTGATAGTCAATCAAGGCATCCAGACCCCTTACAGCAAGGTCACAGAGTTCATCAAGTTCTTCCAACTTATTAAGTTTGCCAATATTAATAGCAGAGAGAATGCACAAAGCAATTTCTCCTTTACCATCAATATGCTGAATGGGGTCAGTAGGTAGAGTGATCTCCTGACAGAGGTTACTCATGTTCACCTTATCCTTGAAGGATGAGTGTGAGTTGCAGTGGTCGATGTTCATGATATACAGACGACCAGTCTCTGCCCTCTCTTTGAGAAGACTTAGAAAGAGTTCCTGTGCCCCGATAGTCTTTCTTGGAACAGCATCATTGAGTTCATGCATCCGATATAGAGTGTCAAAGTCATCAGTACCAAAAGCATCATACAGACCTGGTACGTCATGCGGTGAGAAGAGGCTAATCTCTCCATTCTGGATGAAACGTTCGTAGAAAAGTTTTGAAATTTGGATGGAGTAGTCAAGTTTCCTCACTCGATTGTCTTCTGTACCCTTATTGTTCTTAAGAACTAGGATGTCTTCGATTTCTTGGTGCCAGATTGGGAAGTGTACTGTTGCGCTTCCACCTCGTATGCCATTCTGAGTGCAGCATCGGACAGTGCTCTCAAATTTTTTGAGAAACGGGATAACACCTGTGTGCTGCACTTCTCCGTCTCGGATCTTAGCGTTGATGCCACGGACTCTGCCTGCGTTGATACCGATTCCTGCACGTTGAGCAACATAGTAGCCAATCGCCATGTCACTAGAAAAGATACTATTGAGGGTGTCATCAACATCAACAAGAACACAGCTAGCAAACTGTCGAAGCGGAGTTCGTACTCCTGCCATGACAGGTGTGGGAATGTTGATTCGGTGCTTCGAGATTGCGTCATAATACTTCTTGATATATTCTAATCTATAAAACTTATCGTCATCCTGAAATAGTGTTGCAGCAATCATCATATACATGAATTGCGGCGTCTCGTATACCTCTCCAGAACTGCGATCTTGCACTAGGTATTTATCTACAACCTGACGAATGCCAGCATATGTAAACAGCATATCACGTTCATGGTCCATAAAACTAGAAAGTTTTTCCCACTCTTCGTCCGTATACTTTTTCAGAATAGAAGAATCATAAACCCTACGAGAGACACATTGCTCTACATGCTCTCTCAAAGGAGGATACCCATCAGGATGCCCATTATAAACTGCCTTCCTCAAACTAAACAAAAGAAGACGGGCAGCAACATATTGATAATTAGGAGCATCCAAAGAGATAAGATCATTAGCAGACCGAATGAGAATCTCTTGAATATCAGCAGTCTTAATGCCATCAAAAAACTGCAATTCAGCATTCATCTCCACTTGACTCTCAGAGACACCTGCAAGACCCTTGCATGCATGCTCTACCATCACATGAATCTTATCAAGGTTCAGAACCTCGCTCTGACCGTCACGCTTGACTACATGAACTTCCTTCATACCTTTTTCCATTCGCTTAATTTAATCTGTGCTTGTAGACCGCTGTATGTGTTAAATTCTACCAGAGATTGCACATCATGTCCAGCGATAAACATGTCGTTTAAATCTTTCTCTTGTAGATTCTCTGGCCAAATTACAATCTCGTAACCTTTGTCGATAGCGTTATGCATTCTATCGACAATTTCTTTGTTACGTTTTTCATTATCATATACGAAGACAACTTCTTTGTTACGAATAACATCCCAATCAACATCTGCTCCTGCCATAGCAATTGCATTGTCAATATAGAAACTATCGAATGGTCCTTCGGTAATGTATATTGTTTTATTAAAATTTACTCTATTGAGACCAAAAATTTTAGTCTTGGATTCATCCAACATGATAGTGATATATCTCATCTTATCAGTTGGGTTTAAAGATCTCCCTTGAAATCCAAACCAAGTTCCATCTGTGTCAATGAAAGGAATAATAATTCTTGGGTGATCCTTTTTGACATCTTTGAAAGTTGGTTTTTGAGTATTGACCCAGGTGCAGAACTTATCTGTATAGAACAGATTTGAGAAATGTTGCTCAGGAATTTGACGACCTTGTAAATATCCAACAGCTGGGTGTTGATTATTTAGTTGTTCGATGGTATGCAGTTCTCCCTTTTTCTTGAAGTTCGGTTTTTCAGTTTTGAAAGTTGGGTCAGCAACATTTCTTCCTTTACCAGTAAGTCCATTCTTATAACGTTCCATGACGTATTCATCATAGACATCATTTGCATTGTCTTTGATGAAATTACCAAAAGATCTTCCCACACCACAATTATGGCACTTGAAAACAAGTCCACTATTTTTAGTGAAAAAATAACCTCTCGTCTTGTTCCTATACTTTTGGGAATCTCCACAGTAAGGGCAACGAAAGGTATATGTTCCGTTTTTAATTTGCTTGAATTTATCAAGACGCGATGAAATCAATCGCGCAAACTGCTCATCTATCACCCAATAGACCTAGTAACCTCAGTATCTATTGTACTTGAATTTGAACTGGATGTCAACGTACTACTGGTGGGGGTGATGCCGATGTCAACGCACCAACAACTAGTCTTTGTCCAACTGGCGATATCAAGACACTGATGACAGCAAGAGCTCCTGCAATACTCCACATCTTCTTTTCTAGTACTCTAAGTCTATCATCGATAAGACGGATGTCTCTTTCACATCCCTTCTTAATTGCATCAGTTTCTCTGTTAAGATCTGTAGATAACCTATCTAATTTTTCAAACAGAATTGCGTCAACTTTATCTTGCTTATCTAATTTTTCGTTATGGACAGCAAGTAGTTTGCCCATTTGTATAGAGTTGTCCTGTAAGGTATCTACAACTCTTTCTAACCTTTCGTATAGTGCCGTGTTAAGTTCTGAATCCATAGCTACCTATCTACAGTTGCTTGTGCGCCACCTGCTCTTGCTTTTAATTTCAAGGATGCAGTTTTCTTTTGTAATTCTTTTTTAATTTGGGAAATCTTTTGAGCAGATTTCTTTTGCTCAAGACCAACTTGCTGTTGAGTCATCTGCATCTGCATCTGCTTGTCTGCATTCTCTTTAACATTACGCATGTGATTCATACGCTTGTTCATAAAGAACTTAGCTGCTTCACCAGGCATAATCCTTTCAATCTTAACATCACCTCTATAACGAGGGTTGATTAGAAGACGCATCTTCTGTGTCAACTCAGCAGGAGATGATGCATAGATGACAGTCTCTCCAACCTCAGGAATAGTTACTTTGTATTGAAGCAACCTGGATGGCATTGAAGGATTCTCTCTAGATTCACCCAGTTTATTACCAGGAGCAACCAATTTCTTATCATCCTTACTCTTTTTTACTTTACCACGAAATTTCATGACAGGATCGTAACCTGCATTAGGACCTTTCGCGTCAGCGTCTCCACTAAATCCACCAGTACCAGCAGTCATTACAGTCATAGTTTGTCCAGTTCCTTATTTACGTCTTCGTCTGCATCCAAATCAGGAAGCATACCTATAGGATATTTATTCAAATAGATTAGTATAGTTTTTAGCAAACTCCAATATTCCCTTTCCATCTTAAAAAACAATAAGGGTGTTGCTGCTTCACCAAAAACATTATAAAGGATGATGAGATGATTGATAATCAAATGGGTTCTTAACTGACCCCCACGAACATAACGCTTCAAGAGTCTTTTCAGATACTTGAAGCGTTTTAGGTCTTCATCAAAATCCTCTCGCGTTACACAAGCAGGATTTTCATAATGCTTTATGGCGAACAGAATGTAGTTAGACTCATTCAGTTCGTCAAATTTCATTTATCAACTGCCGAAGGTCAGTGTTGCTGCGCCATCAGAGATGACTTCCTCAGTACCACCTGCAGAGGTGATCTTGACGCGATACTTATAACCGTCAAGTGAATCATCACCGAGACTGCTGTATGCCAGAGTCGCAGTAGTGAAGTCTGCATAGGTGATACCTGTATCGGTATTAGCAGCAATATTAACCCAACGGGTAGTTGCTGCTGCAGTCTGACGCTGCCAGACATAAGCAAGAGCACCAGGTGTTCCTGTAGTAGAAGTGCTAAGGGTGAATGTACCAGCGCCAGAGGAACTAGTAGATGCTGCAGGTTGTGCAGAGATGGTTACTGCCGATGCAACGTCTGCTCCGATAGTATCATCTGCCTGAGTTTCTGTGCCATCAGGATTGCTGATGAAGGCAAGACATTCTGCCTTGTGACGAGTATTACCAGCGCCATCGGTGTAGGTCTTATATGCCCACCAACCAGGACCAGTGATACCACGAGAAGCATTCTCGTTTAATACTGCTTCAGCAGCATCAATAAAAACAATAGTTTCCGAAACAGATCCACTGCCGTTACCACGGGCGAGTCCTGCTTGAGTCTTATTTGCGTTGCTGTCAGTTCTCCCGTAAAGAGACATGGGTTACTCCGTATTAATTCCGATATATTTATTTATAAAAAGAGGGGCTTACGCCCCTCTATATCACGCTTCGCGATTGTTGATTGCTTGTTCAACAACTGCAAGAAGTTTGTCATCCATATCAGTCTTAGTCAAAGTGACTGCTTTCTTAAGGATGACAATACAAATTTCGACTAGTTTTTCACCAAGTTCCTCATTGTCAGGAACTTTTGAAACAGCATCATTAATAATTTTTGATGCTAATGGTAGAAGAAAAGATAACATGATTAGTACTTAATGGGTGCTAATCTATATATGCTTACTTCTTCTTTTTGGTGTCCATGATGGCACCTTTACCATATTGTTTCTCAATACTTGCCTTCACTTTTTCGACGGCAGACATACCATCATACTTTGGTTTTTTCTTACCAAATGTATTTGGTGTGTTACTAACTGGTTTGTTGTAACGTTGGTTTCCACCAACACCACCACGCTCCATGCGACGATCCTTCAGTGAATCTGCACCTTCTTCATTAACAACTTCTTCATTCTTTGCTTTCAGGTTTGCCTTACGCATTTGTAGTTCGGCACGACCACCTCTGTCCATCTTACCTTGTGCCTTTGGTTTCTTAGAACCA